TAAATCGGCCAGGTCCTCCCTGGCGCCGACTTGATTTTGAATGAGAAGCTCAGCCACTGTATTTGGTTTTTCTAAATATTGGTTTCGAAGTTTGGGCGGAAGGTCATCACACGATGGCTTCCATGAATGCTTCGAGGGCGCTGCGATCGCCTCGACCCTTGAGCGCCGCCTCGGCCTTTTGCCGCAGGGATGCGCCCGGTGAGGATACCTTCGGGCTGGCCGACGGGTTCGGGGTGTTCGGAATTCGATCCGAGCCCGCCGTCTTGGCCGGTGCTGGCTTACTGGACTTGCCGGCCGATGCTCGCTTTTGCATCGTCTCGACTCTGGCCATGCGAAGTCGCTGCCCTTCAAACGCGTCGCCTACCACTAACTCCCAGCCGGGAATCTTGGTGATGAACGGATATTGCTTCAGCGTGGCGGCCAGGAAGTTGTGGGCGCTCGTGCCCGATTTGAAGAAATCGGGATAGAACGCTTGGGCTTCCGGCAAGGTTTGGGCTCGAACCGACAGGTATTCCTGCTGCTTCGGGCCGGCCTTAAGTAACGACTTGGCGTTGGAGCGGATCTGTTTGACTGCGTCGGCGTCGTAGAATTTCTCCTCGCCGTTCACGGTTACTGCTCCGCCATCGCGGTTGTCGTCGGTCCAATCAAGGACCGCCTGCGCTTTGGCAATCTCCGCCTCGAGGGCGTTGACGTCTGAGAAGGCACTGAGCGGATTCTCCGGGTCCATGGTGACGATGGGAGGCTTGGCCGCGGCGGTTGCCGTGGCCGTCTCGAGGTCGGCCTTGATCGCGTCGAGCTGCTCGCGCAACTCGTGCTTCTCGGCCGTGAGCTTGTCGATTCGCTTTTGGACTTTGTCCGGGGCGACCTTGTCGGTCGCCGCGGCTTCATCCTTGGGCTCGGATTCCTCGCCGGCTGTCTCCTCCGGTTCGTCCTCCGTCGTGGGCTCTTCGTCGTTCTGGTCCTGCGCCTCGTCCGTTTCCGGATCGGGCTCGGTGGATTCGTCAGTTGCTGCTTCGTTTGGCTCGGTCGTCTCTTCGTCGGGTTTGGCTTCGGTGGCGGCCGGCTTGAGTTGAATCCCAAGATTGGCTGCGACTTCGGCGAAATCGACGTCAGTGACGTCCGCTCCGGTAGGTAGCACCTGCTGTGGTGTATCCGTTGACATGGTTTAAGTCCAAGAACTGGCAGCATTGGAGTGGCCGGCGCCGTAGTTGGTGCCGTGCGTGCGTCGCTCAATGCAGAATGCGGGTCGCATGCCTGGGGAATTACGGGCGACTGCCGCGGAATGATAGAGCAAGCCGTCAGAAGCAACGCCAAAGCGCATGAAGTAGCGCGAAAAAGCGTGCAAAAAGCGGAGCAAAGTTAGCGCAGAACGCAACCACGCTTTCCATTTAGCGGGGGAATTTGTAAAGCCCCCGCCTTGAAGCCACGTCATTCGCGATTCACAAATACCGAACGGCGACCGATATCCTGCCAAAATGGCAGGATAAATGGCAGGATAAGCCCCTACCTTCGAGCGCGGCGGGTCCGGAGACCCTGCCCTCCCGGATTAACTAATGTCAATGGACGCCGCAATGTGACGTTGGTTAATTGAGGGCCTTGCAGAGATAGACGGCCGACGTGCCGCCCCATTTGGTGGCGGGGACGTAGAAACGAAAGCCGGAGCTGACCAGGCTGTTGATCGAGGCCACGTTGTAGGTCATGACGTAGGTGACGAGTTCGTTGACCGCGAGCCGCCGGGCGGCGGCGATGCGGGCGCGGATGAGTCGCTTTTGCAGGCCGCGGCCGCGGTGCGCGGGGACCACGCCGGCCCGATTGAGGAAGGCGAGGCCTTGGTTTCTCGGATCTTGGCACAGGCGCATTCCGGCGTAGGCGACCGGTGTTTTGCCGAGCCAGACGATCCACCAGAGGGCGCCGTCGGGATTGACCCGGTCGTCGCCAGGGAAACAGATTTCATCCAAGGCCATCACGGCGACCGGCAGATCCGCCAGGGCGATGCGGTAGGGCTTCACTTCTCCAGGAGGCGATAGTGCGGGACAGCGCGGACGCGCTGCTCGAGCTGGATGGTGAAGTCTTTGCGCTCGGCGGCGCCGTTTTTGACCATGTGGTTCAGCCGCGGGCCAACCGTGACCGGGGACTTGCCCGATTTATTGGCTAGGTCCGCAACCGTGAACCAGCCGGAGGGAACAACATCCGGGGTCACCAAAGGTTTGGCCAGCTGGCGGCAGAAGGCGTCGAGCGAGGATTCGATCTGCTCAGCCGTGATCTTGGATTTCTTGGTCATATCCGCGTCACTTTGGGGGCCGGCGGGTTGTAGAAAATGTGGGTCGGCGTGGGCAGTGCGCCTTGGGGTTTGCCCCGCCAATCAAGAATGAGAAGGCTCGGCCGCGGGATGCTATCGGGGACGACTTTGTGCCCGTGCCGCGTCAAGAATTGCCAGCCGCCGGTCACGCCAATCAGGCCGGAGCCGTCGCTGAAGACGCCGCCGCAATGCCGGTGGCCGCGGAGATAGACCTGGGCGACCGGATGGCCGGCGCGGACGCTGTTGAGGCGGGCGTTGCCAAGGGTGATCGAAAGCGCGGAGGCCTCGAGGTAGGCGCGGCTGGTCGCGCCGATATGATGCGTCGCGTCGATCGCGCAGCCGTGGATGTTGATCAGCCACTTCTCGCGGGCGACATCGTCCTGGGCGCCGATCAGCCTGGCCAGATAAGTCTCGACTTCATGGGTATGGCACTCGGTCCCTTTGGTGATGAAGGTTGCCGCGGCTTTCGAGGTGAGCGGCTTGAGGGCTTCGGCCGCCATGGCGCAGTGGTTCTCGATCAAGCTGGCGACGACTTCCGGCGACCGGTGGTGGATGCCTTCGGTCGCGTCGCCGTTGACCAGGACGGCGTAGGGATCGCGGCCGGCGATGCTGGCGACTTGGGCCAGGGCATCTTGCCAGCATTCCCACAACCAGGCTTGGTGGTGGTTGGAGCCGAAATTAATCGTATTGCCGGCCAGGTTTTCGCTATCGGGCGGCATGAGGCCGACGGACGATCCGCAATGAAGGTCGGAGATTACGACCAGGATGGACGTCTTGGCCGCGGCTTTCTTTATCCGGCGTGGCATGGGATTGGGGAAGGCGCAGAGGGTTGATTAGGACCGCTTACCTGCGCAAAACCTTCCCGTAGCACAAAGGAAGGAACAGGACCGTCCGGGGAATAAATGCGGCTCGCATTGCTTACGCCATGCTTTGCAATATTTTTGACGCGTTGCCTTTCATCCATGCGGGGCGAGAGATGGGGCGGGCGCCGGCGATTTACCAGCGCCGGTCGTCGCAACAAACGCCAAAGGACGCCAAGCAACGCCAAAAAGCGTCAGACCCTACAAGTGCTCTGCCATCGCTTCGACTCGTTTGGCCTCGAGGTCGTCGTAGAACTCGACCAGGGCGCAGAGTTGGCCGGCAGCGTGCGCTTGGTAGCCGGGCTCCTTCGCGGTGGCCATCGCGCTGGCCAGGTTGGTCGCGTCGGCAATGCGGTCCTGCAGCGCCAACATGACGGCGATCCACACCGGCGGCGGGATCTCGCGGGTGAAGGCGAGAGCCTCGCCGGGGTCAAAGTCGGCCGGCTGCGGGTAGAGGTCGAGCGGCGGACGGCGCCAGCGGCGCAAGAGACGGCGGAGCAGATTTCTCATTTTGGGCTGAAGGCGCCGATGCCCTTCTTCATCTGGTTGTAGATTTTCGGGGAGACAGTGCTCTTGCTTTTCGGCCGGCTAGTGCCGGCTTTCTTGCGAGCGTTGATGTTGGCATAGAGGCCGGGTTTGTTCTTGTGCATAGGTTTACCATTTCACTTTGTTGGCCCAATAAGCGGCGGACATTTTGCCCTTGGCGATATTGGAGGCATGTCGGGCTTTGAATGCTTTGTTCCGTTTCGTGCCCGACGGGCTGCCAATCACGCCCTGTTGTCCGAAACGGATAATGCGCTCCTCCCCGCCAGCGCAGGCCTTGACCACGTGCGACTTGGTCGCATGGCCGGGCGTGCGCTTGGGGGCGTTGCATTTCATCTGAGATTTTTTGATCATAGCGGGGCCTCCAACTGCAGGGCCTTGATCACGTCGGAGCGGCGAAACCATTTCTTCTTGATGCCCTTGAGTTTGACCGGTTGGAGGAGCTTGGCTTCGATCCATTTGCGGTAGGTCGCCTCACTAATCTCAAGCCATTCGAGGAGGTCGCCGCGGTTGAGGAGTTGTTTGGTCATAGAGGAGTGTTTTGGCTTTGCTTCGCGGCAGCCTGTCTCGCTGCGCTCGGCTGTGTTCGGTTTTCAGTTGGGGAGTCAGTAGGAGCCGGCGGGTGTTACTTCGAGGTCCTTGGTCGAGACGTAGCTGGCGCCGCTGAGCACGAGATAGCGGAGGACGTCGATCGCGTCTTTGGTTCCGGCGGATTTGGTGTTGCCTTCGCCGGTGTATTGGCTGAGGGCGAAAATCATGTTTTTGCAGTTGCTCGAGATGTAAAGGTTGGGCTGGTTGAGGGCGCTGATCTCCTGGTTGTCGTCGTAGCTGAGCCAGTTGATGATCATGGTGACGCCTTCTTTGATCGAATCGCCGGGGGCGGCGGTGAAATCCAGGCCGAGGTCGGCGCATTCTTCGATCAGGGTGGTCGGCGCTTCGCGGGCCACGGTGGCGCTGTTGCCGTAGCGACTGTCCATGAGTCGCTCGAAGACCGTGATCGGCTCGTTGAGGCCGAGGTCGCGTCCGTGTTTGGCCTCGAGGTGCTCGATCTCCAACTTGTAATGGCTGAGGCCGAAGCCAAAGGAGCGTTGCGCTTCGCCAGCCACGCCGTCTGGATTGTTCCCGCCGGGCACGGCCCAGGGCCCGGGCAGGCCGACGCCGGGGACTTCGCGGACTTGGCTCGGCCATTCGTCATAGACGAAGCAGCGGCCGGCCTCGTCGAAGCGGGCCCAGATCATAAACCAGTTCCGCCCGCTGCAGGGATCGACGACATGATAATTTACGCCGGTCTTGGGCACGCGGTCCGGCGGGATGACGTGGACCGAGGTGTTGAATTTGGCAAACATGTTGGCCGCCTTCTTGGTCGGCACGCCGTAGGCCCGCATGAGGACGCGGTCTTTGGACGACTTGAGGAGCTCGGTTTTCATCGCTTCGTAGTTGCCGAAGGGGTTGTCCGCGGTGTGGAAGTAGACGACGCGGGCGGTGGGCTTGCTGCATTGCTGGACCCGGGGGACGCGGAGCGGGTTGCCTTTGAGGTCGGTGAGCAGCTCGGCGGGCGCGTCCTCGAGGGTGATGGCGCCGGCCAGGTATTCGGCCACGGTGTCGGTGTAGCCGAGGATCGGGGTGAAGCCGACGGCCAGCTCGCCGTTGCGGGTGATGAGTCGAAAACGCAGGGCCTCAATCCAAGCTGGCTCGACCAATTCGTCCGCCCAGCAGTAGTTCAACTCGGCACCTTCTATGGCCTTCACGTCCATGCTGTAAAATTTGAACCAGCACTGACTGCCATTGGGCAACACGAAGCTGTTTTCTGTGAACCCTCCTTTCTGGCTGTAGGTAATATTGGTCACGACGCCTTTGCGCATTTTGCCGCTGGCGGCGGGCTTCCATTCCGCGGGCAGATAATCCCAGATGTAGGGTTGCTGGTTCTGAATGCTCGAGGCTTCGGTCGATTGCAGGCACCAGACGCGGGCGCCGGGGTTTTCGACCATGACTTGCACGGCGCGGCGGGCCAGGTAGCGGGACTTTGAGGCGCGGTTGCCGCCCAGGATGAGCAGCTCGGTGACGCCTTCGGGGAATTCTTCGCGCAGGGCGGCAAATTGTTGGTCCGCGGTGGACCAGATGGGTATGACGTAGCCGTAGCGGTAAGGATCTTGCTCCTCGAGGGCAATGCGCTCCTCGAATCGCCGGTGGAATTCGGTCAGCTGATCGGCGGTCAGCCGGCGCCGGCCGTCCGGAAACCGGGCCAGGACATTTCCCGCGGCGTCTTTGCCCAGGATCTCTGGCGGTTTGTGGACTTTGTGCTTGGTGAAAATCAAGAGAGTTTTCAGTTTTCAGTGTTCAGTGGGCAGAGTGCCCTCCAAAAACTTTCTCGCGGCAAACGTGTCGCTTTGAAATTTGAAATGCTCTGCATCTCGCTCGTAATCAGGCAGGCATGGCGACCAATTCATAATACGACGCAGCATTTCACGGGCTGCAATGGCTTGGTTTGTTGCTAAAGAAAATGCCTCCCGCGCCTCGTCGCGCTCCCTCATCATCTGGAGGAGCGGTGCGCCGTCTTCGTGCCATGTCCGCTCCAGCATCCCCCGCGCCTCGTTGCGCTCCTCGGCCAAAATGCTCGCATGGCCGTGGAGCATTGCCACAGTCGCCTGCGCCTTG